CTAGTTCAATAGCTTCAACATGACGTTTAATATTAAGTAGTATATCATCAAAACTCATGATTTATCTCCTCGTTTAGTTAACTTAAATACGGGGTAAGATTCCTTACCAAGTACCATGTCTTTTGCGTATTCTTTAATATCTCCAAATTCATTACGCTTTTCTGTATTATATACCATATTATATAGGTGCATATTCCAGATTCTTTTAACCTCGCGATACTTTTCTTGATAAAATTCTTCAAGATCTGCACCGTCTGGAACTTCATATTCCATTGAGATATTTGGCTTCAAGATTTCATAGGGTTTGCCCCTAATATTTTCAGCAATTGTAATTGTTATTTTTCTTTTCTTACTCATGATTATAACGTTTGACTTGAGTACCTGAAGCAATCCACTCAACCCTACTAATAGGTTTCTCTGGATGGTTTAACCATTTAACTGAAGTATTGATTCCAACACCTACAACTTTACCGATTACTCCATTGTAAACATCTAAAAAGAAATGTTCACCTTCTTCAAGCGAATCGAGTCTAACTTTACCTCCTATAGTTTTTGATAATAATACTTTACGATTCATATATTTTATAAGATTAGACGCTCCCATAATCTTTTACTCCGAAGCTCATTCTTCGATTTTCAAGACGTCTTTTTCCAAGTGATTGTAAGTGTCTACCTCGTTCATTAAGTATGTCTCTCAAACCGTTACATAGTGTTTTTTGTTTTGTCATATTATCAAGTGTATTTGTATAACTTTCATATTCTTCTTTGAATATTGGATTTGTTAAAATTTTACCGCGGATTTCTTCTTTCGTCATAGAGCCTAACCAGTTATTTGGTATTTTTTTATCAGCTTTTAATATTTGTCTTTCGTCAATTAACATTTGTCTAGCTTGTGTTGATGCTTCAGCATACCAGGTATCAAACTCTCTTTGTTTTTTAGCAATTGCTGTTTCTAATTCAGCTCCTGCCGCTAAAAATGTAAATCTATAGTAAGAGCATTGGTCTAATGCTTTATCTAAATCTTCATCAGTTAAATCATCAAGATTTTCAGTTTCAAATGATAATAAACCATCAACAGCTTGTTTAAATACTTTACCATTGATAGAAAATTGAATTTGAAAGAAAGTTGGATCTATAAAAGTATTCTTATCTTGTACTAATTTTTTCTTTTGGTCTTTTTGCCCTATTTTCATTAATCATTACCCCAACGGTTATTAAATATATCAACATCAGCTTCAAGTGGAAAGTCAAAGCCTTCAACATTTTGTTCCATTATTTCTTTTATTTCATCAATCAAATGCATTTCAGTTTCATGTATTTCCATTACAATAGCATCGTGTACTGTAAACAAGAACCTTGATTTATAAGGTAAGAGAAATCTATGTACTCTTATCAGAGCCAATTGAGTTAAATCTGAAGCTGTACCCTGTATCAAAGCATTTAATCCCTGTCTTTGTGCTTCAGCTTTCTTTTCATCAAGAGGGCTTTCAACTTGTGGTAATCTACGAACCCTACCAAAACAACTTTTGATTTCACCTGTTTTTAATATGTGCCTACGAGTGTTTGCAATAAAGCGATTAATACCAAAGTAATTAGCAAAAAACTTTTCTCTAAATACTTTAGCTTCAACAAGAGTAATTACTTCTTTTTCAGCAGCTACCCTTTCATTAATACTTGAATGTGCTTTTTGTGGTGTAGCCCCATATAAGTAACCAAAGTTTACAAGCTTAGCTGTTTTACGTTCATCTTTAGTTACATCTTCTGGTTTTTTCATAAAAATAAAAGAAGCTGTAGCAAGATGAATATCTTGTTTCTTAACATATTGTTCAGTCATTAATTTATCTTTTGAATAAAAAGCCATAACTCGTAATTCAGCTTGAGAATAATCAATTTCAACAAATTTATAACCTTTTTCAGGTATAAACATACCTTTAATTCTTGGGTCTCTTGGGATGTTTTGAATATTTGGACCCTTTGATGAAACCCTACCTGTTACTGTACCATGCAAGAGAAAGGATGGATGAATTCTATCGTTTTCATCAACCTTCTCAAGCATTGGTTTTAGGTAAGTGGTATTCATTTTCTTCAACCCTCTAAATTCGAGTATTAGAGGTACAATTGGCGCTTTATTGCCAAGCTTTTTAATTAATAATTTTAAAGCAAGCTCAGAAGTACTTGGTTTCTTTGTTGCTGTTTCTAATAGAATAGGATAGCCCAGCTTTTCAAATAGTACATCATTTAATTGTTTTGGTGAATTTACATTTAATTCCTGGCCTGCTAATTCATAGATCTTAGCTTCAACATCAACAAGCTTTGCTTCATTTTC